GAAATTTTAATTGTTTACCTGAACCTAATAAAACATTGTCATTAAATGTAGCAGCACCTGCTTCACTCATATCTAAACTTAATGCTGTAATTTGTGAGCCACCGTCATTACCTCTGAACTCAATGTCTTTATCTTGAACAATCGCTCTTAATTGTACTGTGTTTGAAGAGTTTTCAAATTTAGCAATACTTGTGCCACCAATATCTAACTCAAGGGCACCAGAGGCAGAACCAACCTTTAATTCAATATTACCTGTGCTGTCTACAATTGTTTTGGAACCTGATGCAATAGTTAAGTTAGTTCCATCTCCTGTAATTGTTTCTCCTGAATCTCCGAACTCTATTGTTTTGTTTGCAGCTAAAACTACTTTGTCAGCAAACGTTAAAGCACCTGCATCATCACCTGAAATCCAAGTTGTAGTTGCTCCACCACTATTACCAGCAATTTTTAATTGTCTGTTACCTGTGGCTGAATCTGCATCCACAGCTGAACCTATAATTACGTTACCTGAACCAGATGTAATATTATCTCCAGCATTTTCACCAATAACTAAATTTCTAACACCAGTAATTAATTTTCCAGCACTTTCACCTATTGCAATGTTATTGTTACCTGGATCAGCGCTTCCTAAAGCAGCTGCTCCTATTGCAATATTTCCTTGCGGGTCTGTCGCCCCTGCACCAGCACTAGTACCTATGAAAACATTTAATGCACCTGTTGTTAATGCAGACCCAGCACTTGTTCCAAGCGCCACGTTACTATCACCACTAGTGATAGCATCCAAAGCCGAAATACCAACACCTAAGTTATTCTGAGCGGAGTTTAAAGTACCTGTAGTTGCATGACCAATTAATAGTGAATTTGTAAAATTTGCCCCTTCAAATTTACCTGGTACAAATTTATTTGCAGGAAGAGTACAAAATACTGTTTTGGTCCCTGCTGAAAAATCTACTAAATTACCACTGTTTGAAGAAGTGAAAACTTCTAATCTTGATAGTGTGTCTGGAGAGGCATCAGTTACGACACCTCTACCAACTTCAAATTCACCTGTCTGTGGTAAAACGATATTATAGTAAGTCTCATTGGAATTACCAATACCTGCAACAAAGGTCTGAAAATCTTGAAAAGCTCCTCCAAGATTTAGTGTCCCCGTACCTGTTGTAGTAGAGGTCTCCTTAACCCTATCGTTAAATACCAGTGCCATTTAAGTCCTTAACTAATTCTTATAATAGCAGCAGATGTAGTAAATGCAGGAAACTGAATTGTAAATGTTCCTGCGGTAGCTGTTTTATCTCCACCAAAATCTAATACACATACCGCGTCAGTGGTATTAGATCCACCGTCAGTTGTTGTATTGTAAATTAATGCACCTCTTGCAGTTAATGTTACACCTGTGAAAGATAAATCTGCAAAGTCAGTTATTGAAACACTAGATGAAACTTTTACTCCTTGATTTACTAATGCTTTACCACCTTGTGTGTATGTTCCAGTATTTGAGACTTGACCACCTGTACTATCTCCTGGATAGTTAGCAGTTGATTTACCAATCGTTGCCGAGTTTGTGTATAATGCAAGTTTGTATGTGTGTCCTCCAGAGGATTCAAAACTATGTTTTCCTTGCATAAGTTCTTTTTTNAATGAATCGCAAATTGCGTTAGTTGTTATTGCCATGTTATTCTCCTATAATTATTATGGTGATGGAGAGTCCACTTTTATTCTTGGAACACCATCATCAAATTCTGCCCGTCTTCTTCTACCCATTTGTTGGATAGCAAAAGCTTGTACTTCTTCATTATACTTACTTTTGTATAAGTTGTACATATCCATCGGGCCTTTAAGATACGCAAAACATTCTGTTAAGACACCGTGTAACAACATTGATTCTTGATTTGTTGATAAATAAGTAGTCGTACTACTGTCAAAGTGTGGTGGTGATATAACATAATTCAATTGAACTCCATATGCAATGTTTGGAGTAGGAGCAACAACAATAGTATTCTCATTCCAATTTGCATAGTATTTTGGTTTACCAGTTGTACCTGATGCATTAAATTCAGATATAAAACTTGTGTCTCTTTTTTCCATAAATTCTCTTGCAGAAGTANTTGTGTTATCAGCAAACACTTGTAATGATCTTATTACTAAAAAATCGGATGGAGTAACAAGATATCTTTTGTTAGCTGTAAAGGATGAAGTTGCGTATTTTCTTGTATCATCATAATCAACTTTACCAGCAATTTCTAATTCTATATTTCTAATAAATTGATCTATAAGAGTGTCTGATAATACATTACTATCTACCTCTGTATAACTTCTTACTTGAGTTAAAAAATTTGAATGTGTAATTGCCATTAACTTATACTCACTGTTGTTTTACCAATTGTTGTTACTAACTCTCTACGTCTGTTTTGAACAGAGGGATCTTCTGGTGCCATTGAAGAAACAGTTGTAGTAAAATCACCTGGATTTTTAACAACACTTGTAAATACTTCCGTTCTAAAAGCAAAGTCACCAGGTAATGTTAAATCTGCNTCACATACTGTTGCACCACCAGAGCTAACAACTGTAATATCGCTTGTTGCTAAAGTGTTAATACTTTGCATTTGTGTTGGTTGTTGAAATTTCATGGGTCTTGCATTTTGTAAAGCAATTGCATCTGCGTTTGTTCTACGCCTTCTTATTTGTGGGTGTTTCGGTTCGAATTCNGTGTAATGTACTAATGAACCGTTCCATTCTTTAACCATTTCATCATATGGAAATTCCATACCTGATCTATCTGATATAGCTTTTGCCTTTTGACCTGTTGCAAATTTTCCCATAACTATCCTAAATTAAATGATTGTGGAGATATATAAACTGAAGTTCTTTGACCATCTTCATCTAAAGCACGTTTCATTTCATCTTCATAAATAATTTTATTTTGTTGAACTAGTTGCGGTGCCTTCTTCATAGCAAGATAATATGCTAAGCCTGCACACATNCATGGTAAAAATCTATAAACAACATCTGCCGATCGTGAAAAAGAAAAAGATTCACTTGCTGTTGTACCCGCATCTTCTATTCTTTTTATTACAAAATATTTCAAATGCGTGTAGTTATTCAAATCAGGAGTTTGATATAAAAATATTTTTGGTGTTTTTTCTCTAGCTACATAATATTGTGAAGGTGTTCCAGTAGAAAATTTATTTGGTAAGCCAGCATATGCAGATCTATCAATTTTAGTTAAAGATAAATCATCAGTATTTGAAGTATTACTTGCTGCAGCAGTAGTAGACACAAAAGCTTCAAGAACATCACTTACATCAGAATCTACTGTGTACTCTGCTTGTCCTGAAACTAAGGCTTTTTCATCTTGCTCGACCTTCCACAAATGTATACCTCTATTACCCCATTCTGAAAAAAGCAAATTNAAGGATCTTCTAGCGCTTCTTAAATCATAACCGCTGTTAGTTCTCATAGCGCATCTTTCATACGCCTCTTCTATTATTTCATCAATATTTAAATCGAAACTTGTAGACATTGTTATAATTTAAATCCTTTAATTAAATTTCCATAATAATTTTCATAACTTTTGTTACTAATTTTTTTTCCATCAATTTCTGATTTTATATGGCTACCTATATATTTTTCTGTTTTCATTCCGGAAGGTTTTGATGTTGTTTGGCTAAATGCTGCCCTACCCATCGCTGCTTTCATAACTTTTCCAGCAGGAACACAATTTGGCACTAATTTATTACCCTTTTTTTTCATACCTTTTTGAATGTATCCATCCCAGCAAGTTCCTTGTTTTGCCATCTAAGTTTCTCCTTTTTGCGGTTGTACAACTTCTTGGATTGTATCACTTTTGCTTTAAAAGTTCTAGACCTTAGAATTTTAGCTACAGGATTAGATAAGATCTGTGGCTTTACCAATAATTGGTTTGTATTTTGTTTTACCATCTTCTTTATAAGCTCTCATATATTGTGCTCTTGGTTGAAAGGGTACGTATGATGCATGAATCCACCCCGAGTTAGGTTCTCCGGGAGTGTAGAACTCGAGTATTAACTGATCTGTTGTGCAGTTCATATTGATCCAATCAGCAACTTCAGCATTGTCTACACCAACACATTCAAAATCTGCAGCCTCAGCTTTTGCATGCTGTGANTTTACAGAACTACCTATCGCTGCACATAATTCAGGAGAACGATACCCACTGGTCACCTTAACTCTACCAAAGTGATCACGAACTGGCTGCAAAATATTTTCACACAATGCTTTTAACTTTTCTATTTGATCTGCATTAGGATTGTTATCTATATCCAAACGTATGGCTGTATCTGATTTAGTAAGTTCTAATAAACTAAAGTTTCTACTTAAATTCATTTTTTTTCTCCCTCATAAGATATATCTTCTCCCCATTCTTGAAGTTTATTGTAAGTTCTTTTAGTTTCTTTTTTTGTTTCCATTTCATANAACATTTTATCAGAATCTTCTGTAACCATTTTTGAATTTTCTGCATCCCAGTAAGTAGTTTGAACTTTATAATCTGGCCAACTGTTGTCAGTAGTATAACTATTAACGTGCCACAAAATACGATTATTAGGCTGAGCTGCATAATTGCCGTTATCAAGAGCCAATACATGTGCACACTTATGTTCTTGAGGAATTTCAGAATGTTCTGTATCCAAAATATTATTTTCTGGATGGCCCCAATCAATAGTAAATAAATATCTTCCATGATAAAATTTTTTGTTTAAGCCTAAATATTTTCCATCTAAACCATCCAACCAATCAAAACGATGCACACTAGGATAATAACTGAAACAGTTCCACAACTCCAACTCGTGTAACAACATATCGGGCACCTCGGTTCTACAAAGATGTTTTTGAAAAAACGCTGAGATAGGCAGTCTCCAATAACACGCCCCGTTCGGTAACATGATATTAAAAAGGATCGCACGTCCTGTGATCGAAGTAATCCCAAAGACAACGCAGTCTTCAGAATCTTTATCGTAGTTTTTATCCATATCATAAAGATACTCCTTTTTTATTTTACAGTATATTGGAGGAATGTTTGCATTTAGATAAGCCATAAATACAATATAACATAAAATTATTTAAGAATAATAGCTTTAATGTGTTTTTCACCTAAATATAACTCTGTTTCTGCTTTACCCTTCCAGCATTTATATGATACTGACTCGCTATATTGTCTCTCCGCATGACGCTTGCCTCGAAGACATACAGCCATAGATTCTTGAATACGATGCTCCTTAATCTCTCCGTTTACAAACATAAGTAGGGCTATCACAGACTCAATCATTGTGAGCTCCCGTTTGTATATTTCATTTCACGATTTGCATCTTTTAATTTTTCGATATCAACTAAAACTTTATCCATTTGTTTTCTTAAAAATTCTATGTTGACTTTATTTAAAGCCATAGACTCTATGTGTTTGTTTAACTTATCTGTAGTCTTGTAAAGATCTTCAATCATCATAAACTGCTCAGAATCTGCGGGCAGTGATCCTAGTTGTCCACGTGGCCATTTAATTCTAAACTCTGTGTTCTCTTCAAGATCTTTCTCCATTATTTGTATACGGGTGTCTGCAACATTGAGACGTTCTATTATTTGAAAGTAACCCATGGTGCCGAGTGCCACGATGATGATCAAAGAGGCAACCGTCTTCATAGGCATTTGGACAGCTGCCTCTTCAGATATGTTGAGTGGTTTGTTAGACATTATTTAGTCCAAAGCCAATCAGCCACTTTTCTACCTGGCCAACAAATAATTTTCCATATCCATTTTACTAATTTCTTTGCCATAGTCTCCTCCTCTGTTGTTGTATGTATACAATTCATACAATTACAATTATAACCAATACATTGATTGGTGTTAATATACGGCCCTACCCCTTTACAATGACAAGGATGAAGGCATAACGAACACGTTAACACTTCCATCTTCTTCTTGCCTGTCTTAATCTTGAGTTAGGATCTGCAGCAGCTTTTGGAAATTTTTTCATTTGTCCTGCTGATCTTGCGCAAAATGATTTACGTCTTTTTGCAGCTTTTGACCCTGGTTTAACTTTACCAGTCACAGCTGTTTTTAATTTTGATCCTGGGTTAGCTCTTCTATAAGCAGCAACTCCTGCTTGAGTCATACCCGCACCTTTTTCAGTGGGTCTAAAATTTTTTTTGTTTCTTTTAGGCATCACGTCACCACCACGTTTAAAGCCTAAGATATCTAAACCAGATTTATTCATTTTATGTAAAAGTTATTGTGACACCTGCAGTGCCTGAGATTGTTGCATGGATTCCATTTGCAAAAAGAATACCCGAACCTGGTAGATACATATCTAAACCCTCTTCTCCAAACAAATATGTTGCGATGGTGGTTCCACTAGCTCCTCCAGTTTTAAAAATAATTGAGCCACTTGCTGAATTACCTTTACCTTGTATAGAAGTTAATCTAGCTCTCCTATTTGTAGGAACCATTTGTGCAGTCGATGTAGCATGAGCTACCGATTGGTCACTTGTAAATGAACCACCACCAGACATTTTTATCCGTTACTTCCAGTTAAATTTGGTCCTGAGAATTTATCTGTTAATAAGGTATAAGCTGTAACATGTGTTTTTGTCTTACAAAAAATACCTTTTGGAAATAAAATTCCATCTTCAGGAAAATTAAAATTAATTACATCACCAGTAGGAACATCAGCTTGAAATAAAGTTGTTCCCGTATTTGACTCTGTTGTTAATTCTAATACACCAGCACCACCACCGCTTGAAGCAATTATAATACCTCTTAAACGAACTGGTTGTGCAATAACTGCGGAAGCACCAGCGGCTGCTGCCGATCTAGTTGCTTGTATGTCAGTTTTAGCTGCCATTTAATCTCCTTAATATGTGGCTCCCGAAGGAGCCACTAATTTTATCTATTAAAACTGTTGTATGTTTATAATAAATCTAAAGTTACCACTAGCTGATGCATTTACAGTGTTTGTAATTTGCAAGAAAATATTTCTTGCTGCACCAGAAACATTAGCCGCTGGAGATGCTGCAGGTGATGCATCACTTCCAGTAGTGTTAATTAATGTTAAGTTGTAACCAGCTCCTGCAGGAACAGTAGTACCGCCATCAAGAATTTGATCTGTAATTGCAGCCACTAATTGTGCTCCGCCTGTTGCAGTTCCAACTTTAAAACCAATGTCACCTGCACCTGTTAAAGTTGGTGCGGATGTACAAACAATATCAATAGAAGTAATAATTGAATTATCTGGCTGAGAGAATTGTACCTCAGTNGTTCCAGCTGTTGCTGCTACTATTACGTCTGCAGTTCCTTGTGCAACAAGTTTTGTACCTGTGTACGCACCTGTTGAACTAATTGCGAATACATTAGTAAAAGCACCTGTAGTCGCATTTTTCGTTGCTCCGATAAAACCGTTTTCCGATCTTACTGGTCCCGAAAATGTTGTGTTAGCCATAATTTTCTCCTTTGTATAGCATTAATTATGTCGTCTCTATACCGTCTGCCTAGCCAGTCGACATAATAGTTTCTCTAGGTTTTTACATTATACATAAAAAAAGGGGCGATGTAAAACACCGCCCCTTTAGTAAATACTTACGTATTATCTATTAACTAGTTGGTAAATTTCCGTTACCAAAAACACATCTTGGATCAGAAAATCCGAAAGAGTATCTTTCTCTAGCTTTAAATCTTACGTTACCAGTATCGAAGTCACCTTCCATCGCTGTTTTGATTGGTGATCTAACGAACATTTTGAATCCGTTAGGTACATCAGTCGTTAAGAAGTATGAATCAGTATCAGTAAGGAAGTTGTTTACAACATATCCTTCTGGAACCATTCCCATGCTTCTTACAGCATTGATGTCGTTATCTGCAGTTCCTGTTCTCATAGGAGTCTTCATCAGTCTCTCAGCAGTAAATTGTAATTCTTTTGGAATTATCATTTTTCTACCTTGAGTAGCGATTTTAAGACCTCTTTCGTCTACAAATCCTGCGATGTCGATTAACGACTGCTCAAGTGAAGTTTCGTTAAGGTCTGCAGCAGTTGAAAGAACATTTGAGAAAGTTCCACCAGTTGCAAGTGGGTGAGATGCATTAATTAATGATACACCATCTCCACCAGTTACTGTTGTAACCTGCGCGTTGTTCAATACGTTTGCAGCTTTAACTTGCTTCGTATTTGCCATAGATCTTGCAAGAGCTCTTGTGTATCTTGCAGCTAATCTATCGTATAGGTTATCTTC